CTATTACTTCACCAGTTTCTTTATCTGTATAAACATAATGGTCGGCTGCCGCCTCCCCTGTCACTTTTTTTGTAACATAACGCGCGCAATATGCGGCGCTGTCGAATGTTACTGCACCTACGGTACTGAATCCGTAGGGCCATAACTCGCTCAATTCTTCGCTGATATACAACCGGACATCGCCGCTTGTTTTCCATAATTTCCTGTCTGGAAAATCATGCCCATATATCAAGGCATGATAATGGGGACGTTTGTTTAACTCCCCATACTCCCCACAATGAAAAAACCTTATTTTTTTTTCATACTTTTTTCTAAATCTTTTCATAAAAAGTTGAAACTCCCGTTTATCCAAACTTGCGGGATTTTCTCTTTTCATCAACTCTTCTGGGCTGAATGTTAAGGTGATAAAACAGCTCTGTTCGTGCATCTGGGCCTCATGCACGAGCCGCACAGCCCATTGTCTGCTATATTCCAACCTACATCCGATACATTGCCCACACGGCAAATTGAAGCCTTTTGCGAAGGGTAGGGGCTTGTCGAATACGACTTTTCCATCGCATTTATAAGCAACCAACGGATGATAGCAGGGCATTTCATTTAAAGCCGATAACCGCCACGCATTGGCATTGCATAATTCTTGCCTTTGACACGCATCGCGTTTTTTGTGAAATTTCTGCGGGACGCTTTACGGCTCATTTTTTTACGATATGCCATTATCTATTCCTTTCTCGAATAACTGGAACGTTACAGCTCCATCTCTTTGTTGTAAGGGCAGTGCATCCAGATAAACTGTGATGCCTTTATCCTTATTATCAAACGCTCGACCTATCTTGACCCAGTGGGTCTTTGTCTCGCCATTTACTTCATACTTTTTAGGGCTACTTACTTCGTAAACCATCTATTACCTCCTCTTTGGTGTCAGTCCGCACAGTTACATCAAGTAGGTAACTGTGCGGATCGCCGCCTTGCCCCTAGCTTTCAGTAGGAGCAGGGGCCTCGGCTGGCTCTTCTACGGCAGGGCGGGAGGGTTTCCCTGCCGCTTTTTCTGCCTCTGCCGGTTTATTTTGTGGGGCTTCTGCAAGCCCCATTTTTACCATTGCATCTTTGTTTTTTGGATCTGTTACAAACTCAAAAAACTCCCCTGCATCATTATCAAATTGCCGCCGTATTTCACTCGGCAACCCGGCAAAACTTGCGTTTGCCGCATTAATAATATCCATTGATTCACGATATTCATTGATTTCTGAAAAATCACCATATTGCGCAACGCCACGTTGCACATGTTCAATAATTCCAAGACGATCGTGTTTGCGAATCACATTCTCAATCATCGTCTCATCTTTAAAATGCTGTTGAGTAATGCTTTCGCCTACTGTCTCAAACCCATTGCGTACACGTTCTGTGTACGGTGTTCTAAATGTCATTTTTGCCATTTTACCTTCCTTTGTATTTTGGTTTCGCCATTTGTGCTAAACCACGGAGCATATCCACTAATTCACTAGCCGCCATTTCGACATCGTTCTTTTGTCTACCGTCTGACCAAGTTCTTTTTGTCCGCCAAGCTCTTGCATCTGACTGTTTTATTGGTGAATGTAATTGACCCAATTTTTTTGGGATTTCTTTTTGTTCCTTAGCGCTGTTGACACCTCCGCTAAGTAACCTGGTAAACATACCAGGCAAACTCTGACTTGATGCATATGTTGATGGTCCCATTCCAAATTGTTTTGCCCATTCAACGTCTTTACCTAATCCTTCTCCAGTTAACCTTGCATTGTTTGCTTGCTGCTGGACGAGCTGCAGCTGAGCCGCTGCAATTGCCGAATCTTTACCGGCTGCTCCAGGATCTTTTAAATTAGCTGTTGGTGTACTTGCGCCACCTTGTTGATAAGCGAGTAGGGGGTTTAACCCCGCTTTTTTCATATCTTCTACACCACGTTGATATGATGTATTAGACATCCGTTCATCAAACGACATCTGCTTTTTATTGATGCTCTTTGCAGATCCCGCACCGATGATAGAACCTACTATCGATCCAAACATTTCAACATCCCTCTACACTAACAAGTAAAGCATCACTAACAGCGCAAACAACACCAACCCAGTTGTTATACCCATGAGCAGCCATCCAACCCACCAAAGCGCCGAGTAAGGCAGGAAGAATAAACTTCCTACCAATACTCCAAGCAAAATCAGCACTAATTCCAAACTTCATTACCTTGCCTAAAAATGATCAATAAGACCTGGCACCGAATATGTCGGCATTGGTCTTGCACATTTTAGATCGAAATACATATCCATTAAAATGTGTGGTTCTGTTGGCACTGCCAACACTCGGTCGACTGGTGGGTTTTCTTCGATAAATGAAGCATTTAACGCCGGCAACGCTGTAAAATCTTGACCCAAATGCCAGTTATCCAAACTTTGTGCGTAATTACTACGCATCTGGCCTGTTATCATACTTGGCTTGTAACGGTATTCTGCAAACCGTTCTTGATAACCAAATACTCCGTCATCGTCTGCTGTACCTTGTGCATATATTTCTTTATTAAGCACAGCTTGTTCGCCAATATGCGCCAAAGCTGGCCAATAAAAATCCCAACGATTACGCCTTGAAAAATGCCTTGCCAATCCTTGCTGATAAGTCAAATCAGCAAATACACAAGCCATTCCGATAATTACTGAATGTTCAACAAATGACTTGTTGAATCCATGTCCTGCAAAACCGGTTGTACCGAATGCAGACATATTACCTTGTGGCGTTGTTGCATCTGTTGATGATGTCTGTGCAATCGGATTAATATTGATCCGATCTTTCCCGCCACCGAGATATTCGGGGCGTTGCAACCGTTGATCCGGTGATACAACGCCAAAATGTGATCTTATAATTTCTGTGTATCTTGTGCCGCCTCTTGCGTCACGCTCATATAAACGTTGAATCTGAAACGCTTCACGCAGCTGATTAATTGTTGCTGCAGTTGCTGTCGACAAATCAGCATAAAATTTTGGCAACCCGCTAGCATCTGTTTCATACATCAACTGGTCTGCTGATGCGTTAGCATTACGTGAATAAGTAAATACACGGGAAACAGCATTATCAGTTTCATACACTGCATTACTAGCACCGCCACCTGTTAAAGACGATGCCTCAACACCAATACCTGAAAGAGGTGCAACGTCACCAAGTGGCAAACTAACTGAATCACCTTTCTGAGGCCACGGCAAAGAACTTGTAAAATAATCGTGCCTTTTGCCGCGTTTTAACAATACATAATCTGTTATTAAGTCTGGACCGTCACCTTTATCCACAACAACAGAATCTTGCAAATTTTCATCACGAAACCATTCATTCCAAATCAGATTATAAGCACGTCCTACCATGTTATTCCAACTCAAGCTTACACCTGTTGGAATACCCATATAATCATACAATGTTGAATTATTTACTGTGCCTGATACTTCTGGCATTAGATAATCTGTGCTATCTCCAGGATTATCTTGTTCTCCACAAAATTTTTGCCAGTTGTCCCAAATCAACCTATATGGCACAGCAAAAAAGAACGTCTCAACGTACAAATTATCCATAAATGGATTAATCGGTGTTGCTAGGCGACCGAACCCGGTTGCTTTTAAATTAAATGTGTCCCCGGGCAATGCCTCATCCACAAATACTGGCACCAAATAGCCTGCATCGAATGTTGTTTTTAATCCGTGATCACGATTGAACGTAGACCGTTGAATTTCTGCTTTTGGTACTCTTGAAAAATCATGTGCCATGGTTGTTGGCATTTCGCCGCGGGGACCGAACATTTTTCTTACTCCTTATTGGTAAGCTGATCCAAATTAATGATCAGCGTGAAATCACTTGTGTCTATTTGTCCGCTTTCCGGGTCGAAAGCGCCCAACCTAACGAGATCAAAATCTTTCGAGAACCTCGCGAAGTGGTGATTTTGATCCTGATGAATGACGTCCTGAATTTGCCTGATAGCCACGCCATCTTTTACCGATAAAAATGGTGGCAAATAAGTTTGGGACGTCTTGTCAAACACTGAATAAACATTTTGCATCTTTCTTGCTCCTACTGTTTAGATACCAAAACTGTACTAACGCATAATATACAATACAAGACTTTTTTTTATATTTCCCTAATTAACTGTTTTAACTTGTTAATTTTAACTTCTTCTTGAACCCATAGCCTGTCCATTTCATATCCATAATCTATTATTGGTTCTTGCGCATCTTCCATGCGCTTTTCTTTTACGAGCTTAAGCTCGTCGTCTGACAACAAATTGTCGTAATACCTTGGTGGCTTTATCTTGTAATTGTTCACAACCACATAATCCCTAGGAAAAACATCGTTTTTATATTTGTCAAACCAGCCTTTACCGATTCCTGGTCGACGCGACATTGTCGCGTATTCTGGTTGAAGCTCTATTACTTCACCAGTTTCTTTATCTGTATAAACATAATGGTCGGCTGCCGCCTCCCCTGTCACTTTTTTAGTAACATAACGCGCGCAATATGCGGCGCTGTCGAATGTTACTGCACCTACGGTACTGAATCCGTAGGGCCATAACTCGCTCAATTCTTCGCTGATATACAACCGGACATCGCCGCTTGTTTTCCATA